TCCGGGGCCGGGGTGGGGCTCTCGGGCGCTCCCGTGGGCTCCGGTGCGGTCGGCGCGGGCTCGGCCGCGATAACCGTGACGTCGGCTCCCGGGGCTCCAGCTTCCGGAGCGGGTGCAGCAGGGGTGCTCATCTTGCTAACCTCCAGCCTTCGAGACGCCAGGTCTCAAGGCAGTAATGGCTGAGTCCGCCAGGGACTCGTTACAGCCGGTTTGAGTTGGGGCGCTGGCCGGGTGGTCAGCTTGTCTGAGCGGACAGGTTGGTGTCGCCGCTGTTCTCGGCGTCGGCGAGGTGCGCCCTGAGGTGCGCCTCGACGCCCGCGCGGTCACCCTCGGGGATGTCCGACTGCGAGATGCGGGACAGGGCGTTGCGGACGGCCGGAATGTTGGCCGCCCCGTCCTCGCCGTCCTCGTGGTGAGGGAACGAGTACGCCATCTTGGTGTTGGGATCGGCCTCGGGGTCACGCCACGCGTGCATGTACCACAGCGCTTCCGCGTTGGCGGGTGCGCTGGCGACGATGGCCGCACCGTTCCAGGGCGTGTCGACGGTCGGGGTGTGGTGTACGGGCTTGGCAGGCACGGGGTCTCCTTAACGGGCGCCTTCGAAGGTCTCGCGGCTGGTTTTGCGCTTGAGCCCGGTTTTCTTGACGTGGTCTCGGATCCGGGCCCGGTATTCCTTGAACGCGGCCTCAGCCTTCTTCTTGGCCTCGTCGTCCACGGCAACCGCTCGGCGTCGGTCCCATTTGCGTGCCTGACGCTCCAGGTACCGTTGCTCTTGCGTCTGCTTGTACGTGGTCTTGCCGTGGTCCACCGGGTCCGGAATCGTGCTGACCCCGGGGATGAACGCACTGACGTTGTGCCTGCAGTTGGGGTGAAACAGCCCCTTCGACCGAGCTTCGTCGAGGGACCCCGCCACCTCCACCTCGTTGCCGTTCACTTTGACGGTGTGTTTGCCGTCGATGGCGTGCTTGCCGACCGCGAGGATCTTGCGTTCCCAGGGCTTGCACAGCGGGCACTCATAGGGTGCGTCGCTCACAATCACCAGGTTGATGCCGCCCTGGGTCAGCCGGTCGACGTGAGCGTCGACCATGGCGCGCGCCGTCTCGGTGCGAATCGCCATCTCAACGTATGACGCCAGCTCCCACTTGCGGTTGCGGCTGTCGACGAACGAGGTGATGCCCCGATCGGCGAACTTGTTGAGGGCGGTCTGGGCGGCCCTCCGGCGGGTGATCTCGCCGTCCTCGACCATGTTGCTGACTTCGACGATGACCTTGCGGTACGCGTCGACGGTCGAGTCGATCATGCGGGTGCCGACCGGATCGAGCTTGTCCATCAGCCGGTCGGCAGTGAGGCGCGCCGTGCGGTTGGCGGTGGGCAGGTCCGGCAGCGTGCTGCGCGGTCCGGGCCGGTTGGCCAGGTCCTCGTCGGCCTGGGCAACGCCCCGCCTCACGGCCTCCTGGCTGGCTCCGGTGACGGCCTGTCGGGCGCGCCCCCTCAGCCTGCCGACGATGGAGGTGGCCAGCCGCCGGAACGCCCCGGTGTTGGCTGACCTCTCCTCGACCCAGGTCTCGGGATTGAGCAGCCCGAACCCCGTCATCAGGAACGAGGCCAGCCGACCAAACAGCGAGCGTTCGGTGCTGACGAACAGTTGGGTTGCCGCCTCGCCCAGGTCCTCAGCGTCGCCAGGCGAGACGGGCATTTACGCCACCCCCGCCTGCTGCGGACCTGCGACAACGGGTTCAGCCGTCGGCACCTCAAGTGCGCCCCCGTCGATCGGGGCCGGGTCGTCCTCGAAGCGGTCGGCACCAGGGCCGAGGTCGTCGGCCGGGATCTCGTCGGGAGCAGCGCCCCCCTCGATCTCGTCCATCTCGGTCTCGACCTGCTCCTTGTCCCACTGCGGGTTGGCCCGCATGACCTTGGAGCGCAGCGAGATGGCACCCGCGCTGTCGAGCATCTGGATGGTGCGCGCCGTGGTGAACTCGTCGGTCTGCACGCCGTCCGGGAACACGATGTTCGGGACTTGGGGGACGATGTCGGTCAGGCCCCACTTGGCCTGGTACATCTGGAGGCCAGCGAGGAGGATGCGACCGAGCGGCGGCTTGGTGTAGCCGATCTTCTTGTCGCGCGTGGTGTACGACCGCTTCTCACGGGACTGAATCTCAGTGGCCGTGGCGGCGGACGAGCCGACCGTGTCCATCTCGCCGAACGTCTGGGCGCTGTACCCGGCGCCACGCACGGCCTGGGCACTCAGGGCCTTGATCGTGTTGACGTGTTCCTCGACGCGGATGTCGAACTGGACGATCTCCAGGCTGACGCCCTCGGAGTCGGGCAGCGCCTTGACGGGGCTGAAGAACCCGCGCTCGGGGTCGAACCTGGCTCCTCGGCCCGGACCCTGGACGTCGAGGTACGCGTCCGGCACGATCACGCGGCCCTTGCCGTTGCGCACGTCGCGCATCAGGCTGGACCAGGTCTCGTCGATGGCGTCCATCGTCGGCTCGATGCCGCTGTAGTCGCTGCGCCCCAGGGGCGAACCCCGGAACAGCCGGTTGGGCTTCATGTTCGGGACGTACTCGGCCGTCAGCCACGCCGTCCCGGTCTCGACCCATCCGTCCTGGTTGACCAGGGCTGCGAACGCCTCGGTCTCGGGGTGCTCCTGCAGGGCGCACCGCTGGCCCAGCGACTCGTTGTCGCCCTTGTACAGGGCGTGCCAGACGCGACCCGGCTCGTGCTTCTCCAGGTGGCGCCAGACGTTGCCCTTTTCCTCGTGCACGACGCGCCAGAACGTCACACCCACCAGCCGGTCGGATCGCCAGTGCGGCACCGCGCTGTCAGGCGGCAGCGCGTCGTAGATCGGGCAGTCGGCGACGGCCAGGTCCCACATGACGCGGATGTAGTAGCCGCCCAGGGCGCTGCCGATCTCGGCGCCCTCCGACAGAACCGGAACCAGGCCGTTATCGACCATGTGCTCCAGGTACTCGGCCGTGTTCAGGTTCGACTCGTCCTCGTCCACGCTGAACGTGGGCGGTTCACCGAACAGCAGGTCGGCCGACGTGGCGCTGATGTCGCCAGCGAGCGGCACGTGGAGCTTGGTGTGCCGGATCTCGCCGGGCTGTGGCGGGTTGCCCCAGAAGTACCGCGCGACGCGGTCCATCAGGTTGGTGTCGGTGACGTTGCCGTACCCCTTGGGGTCGATCAGACCGCCCAGACCGTTCGTGACCTGGTAGATGTCGTGCAGTCGATCCGGGTCGCCGCTGTACCAGGCGTCCCAAATCTTGTACTGCTTCTCGACGTCCTTGCAGTGCTTCGGGGGCCACGCCATCCCGTCCTCGTAAAGAGGCATCCCGCCACCCCCCGTGTTGTGCGTGTTAGGCCGCGAGTTCGGCTTCGATGAGTTGGCCGTTCCACAGCGCTCTCGTGGTGTACACCGCATAGCGGCCAGCGTCGAGGCTGTGGTCGTCGACCTTGATGACGACGTCGTCGCCAGCGTCCGACTTGGTGGAGTTCCAGGCGTACGCGGGTGCTTCCTTGATGAACCCCTGGCATGATCGGTGCACCCGCAGGCGACCGGTGGTGAGCAGCGAGGAGATAGTGCGAACGCCGTCGATGACCTCGTTGTCGGCGAGTTTGGCGACGATGCCGTCTTCGTACAGCTGGATGCGGAACGAGGCGGCGGACGGGTCGACGACCCACCAGTCGGGCGTGATGCCCTTCATGTCGCGCGCACCCGGGATTGGGTGCGCCCTGGTCCACTCACGGACGCGCTTCGAGTACTCAACGTCGGTGAGCTGGCGCTTGCTCAACTTCGAGTCGTAGCGCCATTCGCTGGTGAAGTACAGCCGCCGGTCAGCGCCCAGACCCAGCGACAGCGCCGAGAACGGGTTGGTAGTGCCGTAGTCGATGCCGACCGCCAGCCACTTTGTGATGAGGGGAAGCTCGTCGACCACGTGCTCGCGGTCGTCCCACATCTCGTAGACGGCGCCTTCCGACTGCACCCAGTCACCGAGGATGAACCGCTTGTACCAGAGGCCCGTGTACTCGGTCTTGAGGTCGCGGACGTAGTCGGGGTCAAGTGACGGGTTGTCATCGATCCCGAACTTCCAGTCAATGAGGTTCAGCTCGCTGCGCCGACCGATGAACTCCTTCATCAGCCAGTGCGACGGGTTGTCCGGGTTGGTCGTCGCGAACATCCGCGCGCCCTTGACGGACATACGGCCGAGGAGCTGCCGGAAGAAGTCCCGGGGGACCAGCGTCGCCTCGTCCAGGTACACCAGGCAGACCGTGGCGCCTCGGATCTTACCCTCGGCTACCTTGTCGTTCGCGCCCACCAGGTGGATGGTTCGACCGCAGATGATAGCCGTCTTGGCGCCTGGGGTCCAGTGGATCGACTTCCGGACCGGACCGAACAGAGCGTGCTCGGTGAGCGGCTCCATCACGTTCCGGCCGATCGTGTCAAGGGTGCGCCCCGAGACGACGATCAGACCAGGGCTGGTGTTCGTCGACACGGCGATAAGGAACGCCAGCAACGACGCGATGGTCTTGCCGGAACGGATCGATCCGTGCCAGATGTTGATTCGACGAGTGGCCTGGACTATGCTCTGGATCTGCTTGTTTCCAAGGACCTTAAGCATCACCTGAGTGCCGATGGTCAGGTCAGTCACCGCTGACCACCTCGCCGCGCACCACGTTGATGGTGGCGACCTCGTCGGCCGGAACGTCGTTGCCGTGCTGGCCGTTGGCTTCGCGGGCCTCCAGCTCCTGGCTAACCACGGTCAGGCCGGAGAGGATGTCGCCCAGCAGGCTCTTCGAGTTCTCGTCGTCGTCGGTGTTGGCGTCGAGAGCTTCGAGCTTGGTGTAGCTCGTGATCGCCACGCCTATCGCGGCGTAAGCGTTGCGCACCTCACCAAGCGGCGGCAACTCCTCGGTGATTTCGTAGGGCCCATCTTTGCCAGCCACCGTTCGGCGATACTCGGACCAGGCTCGATGTCGCAGCCGTTCGACGTCCTGAAGCAGTTCGTCCTTCAAGCGCGCCCGGCGCTCCTTGACGTCTGCCATGAACGCCTTGCTGGCCGCGACCAGCGCGGGAGGCTGGGCCCCGTCGAGTCCGCGTTCCCTGGCAATCTTGCTGGCGGTGGACTGCGAGATGTTCCACTTTTCTGCGGCGGCTTTTCGCGACATTCCGCCCACCAGGTCGTCCCCGATGAGCTTCCGCACTTCCGGCAGAATCCGGTTACCCGGCGTGTTCTCCATCGTCGGCACGCTCCGTAGTCTTGAACGGGGGCGTGCTGCCGGGTCCATCGTCTGTCTTCGGGTCAAGCTCGCTGACGTCGAACATCATCTGCCCGGAGCCGGTCCGGTGCAGGGTGAGTCGACCTTCGTTCGCCCAACGCCTGATGGTGCCCTGCGGACGCCCGGTCCACACAGCAGCTTCACTGGCCGTGATCAACACGAGCCTCATGAAAGGTCCCCCCAGTTGTCGGGGCCGGGCCGACGCTGACGCATCGTACCCGGTTGTACTTGAACATGACTGAGGGCGCTGGCCCGGGTTGATCCTGCCTGTTCGAACTCGGCAGGGTGACCGGGGCCAACGCCCTCGCGCGCTGGGAGCTACAAGAACTTCCAGCTAACGCCATTTTTTCACACAGATTTGGCCGTTGTCAAGGGCATGTCATGTGATCTTCGTCACATCGCCCTATCGACGCCAGCCGCGTCGGGTTCGTACCACGTGACCCCGGACCACCTGCACGCCCTGGGCCGCGTCACGCCGAACGCTGGTCCGGCCGAAGACCGCCAGGACGCCGACCAGGGTAACGGCCAGCACGACCAGGGCGACCACGAGGGCCGTTACGCCGATCGCCAGCACCGGGACCACAACGGGGACCAGCACGAGGCCGCACACGGTCACCATGGCCATCAAGCACATGACCGGGACGACCTGGTCGAGTAGAGGGCGGGGCCTCTGCTCGGGGGGCACGACGCCAGGGCCGTAGAGAGGAACGCCCGCACGAGCGCGCGCGTTGTACCACCCCGGGCACTGCGGGCACTCGCACCCCGCGCCGTGACCGTTGACGGCGTTCAGCCGGTCGGTCGCCTGCGGCGCCCAGACCGGGCCGGGTTCACGTCGAGCCATCTGTGCTCCCTCCGAGGGGCGGACCGATCGATCCCAGTCGTGCCGGGTGTCGGCCTGCCAGTCGTAAAGCTCGGGCATGTGATCACCTCCTCGGGCTGCCCGTGTGACTCCATTGGAGCACGCGATTTGCCGGAGAGTCAAGTGCCCCGGTTGTCCGGTGCAAGCCGGGCAAGCCGGAGGTCCGCCACCCCGCCCGCTGTTCGCTCACAGCAACCTAGGGTGGCGGACCTCATGAACTTGCGCTACTCGCGGCTGGCGTCGACCCGCTGCTCGCCGTCGGCGTCGTAGCCGAACACCCGGTCACCGACCTGGTACCAGGTGAGGCTCTTGGCCCACGCGGTGCGCTCCTCGGTGTTGGTGAGGGGGTTCTTGACCCACGTCGGCAGGTCGTACCAGTCGGTGGGCGGCACGTCGCGAACGACGTCGATCAGATCGCCGCTCGGCTGGCGCGCGACGTAGCCGCCGTTGCCCGTGGAGGTCCAGACAGCGCCCCGGAACCGGTCGTCGTTCAGGGCAACCGCCTTGACCCAGCCGGGCAGGTCGGACCAGCTGACGGGGTGAGGGTTGAGAACGATGGCCACGTCAGTTCAGCTCCAGCTCGGACAGCACGAAGATCTGCTCGGTCTGGTCGCCACGGACGAGGATGTCCCCAGAGGCCAGCACGCCGATCCGCGAGAACGAGGTGTCGGCCTGGGGCGTCTCCGACTTGGCGGTCTCGGGGGTGTAGCGCCAGGTGTTGCCCCGGAGGACGACCGTGATGCGGGGGTCGTCGGCGACCAGGGTGCGCATCGCGGAGCGGACCTGCTCGCGGGTGAGACCCGAGGAGCGGGAGAGCTGGTCGCTGTTGACGTCGCGGTTGGGGAACTGCTGGAGGGCTTCGAGAACCTTCGGCGAAGTGCGGGGTGCACCCATGGGCTGACTCCTGTTTCCGGCAGGGGCGGGCTGCCCTTGCGTCTGAGACAAGGAAATCACGGGCGGCGGTTTGTGCGCAAGCCCCGGAGGCCGAGGGCTCCCGTGGCCCCTCCCGCGCCCTGGGAGGCCGTCGCCGGTACTGAGTGCCCGGGACCAGGGGAGAGGCCCGGGAAGACCCCGTCCCGGGCCGCGACGACGTACACGCTCGGCCGCACACGGGTGCGCCCCCTGGCTGTGCGGGCCAGGGGGCGCGGGTTCGGGCGGGTCAGACGGTGAGGGAGCAGATGTCGTTGAGGGCGGCGACCTCGGTCTCGATGCGCTCGTCGGAGAGGACGCCCCGCTCGATGGCGTTGGCGAGGGACTCGGCCTTGGAGGCGAACCACTGGTAGTCGGTGCGGAGGTCGGAGCCGACGGGGGAGGTCTCGGCGCGGGAGGCAGCGGTAGCAGCGGCGATGCGGAGGTTGTCGATGCGGTCCATGGGAGGCTCCTTCAGTCCGGCGGGGTGTTCCCCGCCCTTGTAATACAATTAAATCATGTTGATTGCGTTGGGCGCAAGTAGGTTGGGCAAATCGGTTGTCGGCAACCCACCGCCACCCCCCCCGTCGCGCGCCGCAGGCGTTAGGGTTCAGGTCACAAAGCGGCCCCGGTTCCTTTGCGGAAACCGGGGCCGGGGGAGAGGGGGTCAGAAGACGGAGACCACGGTGAGGGCGGAACCCTTGCGCTCGATGGCGCGCTCCATGGCCTGACGGGCGCGCTGGGGGGAAGGGGCGTCGACGGTGGCCGACTTGCCGTTGGAGAGGGTGACCTTGAAGGACTTCATCGGCTGGCGGCGGCTGCTGTTCATTGGGGGCTCCTTCGGTTGTCGGGGGCGTCGTCCCCGTCTGTAATACAATTAAATCACGGTTTGCGGGTTGGGCACAAGTTTGGCTGTGTGGATGACGAAAGAGGGCTCTCCTGAGGGGGGTACGGGAGGGGGGGTAACGGCGGCCAGGGTGCGCGTGGCGAGTGGAGGGGGTC